GGCTGGATCTGTTGTCCATTGCGCTGCTCCAAGTGTTCCGTTAAAAACATAATTTATTGGATATATTATTCTGCCGTTGTTTGGGTCAACTGTGACACCATTTGGAATTTTTACTTTTATACCTTTTATTAGATATGACCTTTTAGGAACTGAATTAAATTGTTCCGCATCTATTCTTAACCCAAGAACAGCAGAGTTGGGATAGTTAAACCTCTGACCAAAAGTTACAGTGCCAGATGTGTTTGCACTTTGAGTATGTTGTGCTTGGAATTTAATTGCTGGGTTAGTTGCATCTAAAGTTGTAATAATTAATCTTGTATTATCACTATTATTAAATTCGCATCCAATACTATCTCCAACCTCTAAAAGATGCGGTGTTGATGATGTAATTGTAATTAATGTGCCAGCCCCTCCACTTCCATTATTGTGCGTATATGTACCAGATAAATCAGATGCTTGATGTTTAATTAAAGTATGAGAAGTAACATAGAATTTACTTACATGACTGATAAATCCATCATTATCATTCATAAAAGTTGTATCTGTACCTGAGGTTCTTATAACTTTGAATCTCACTGGAAAAGTATCTGCACTTAAATCAAAAACATATTGCTTTTGATAAAGATCAGCAGTTCTACCTTTAATTGTTTGATCTACTGTTCCATTAACAGAAAAATCTTGAAAAGCACCATTATTAGTTGATTTTTGAAATTTAAATTTAAATTCTGTTCCTTCTGTATCTCCATTATTTTTGATTTTTTGTAATTGAGGAACACTTAACAAAAATAAAACTTGATCTGTACTAGCATCAGTTATATCGAATTGTTGACCTGTTGCATCAATTTCTACTCCTGATTGAGTGTTATTAATAATATTAGATGCTTTTTCAAAACCTGGTAAAACTGGTTGATTAGCTGTTCCATGCTCAACTCGTACAATAACATCATCAAAATTAACAGTACCATCTGCATTCTTTAGTGGAGTATTGTCTAAAAATATTGAGCGCATCCAAGCATCTGTTGCGCCTGGGATAGGATTAACAAATCCATCATCAACTAAACCAGCTATTTCTCCTTCGCTTATAAGATCTACAATATGTCCAAAGGATCTACTATTTAAAGAATCTGGATCAGTAGAAGGAGTTCGTGAACCACCTCCACCACCTTTACCTCCACCACCAGAACCAGCAATAAATTTATCCATTAAGCCTCTATATCGTTAGTCTCAACTTTCGTTGAAATAGGAATTGAGCCAACCAAAGTTTTTCCATATACCACAGGAATTGCAGTTCCAGCCCTGGTAGTCTGTTGCACCCCACTAAAAGAAAAAGACTTTATAGGATCTGTTTCATCATCAGGTAATTCTGGAGTTGGTGTAAGTAGACCAGCAACACCACTTAAAACTAATAACATACCAATCTTTCCAGATAAAGCAAACCATGATATGCCTGATTTTGTTAATACAGGTGCTTTTAAAAATGCACCAAAAGTCAAACCTCCAGAAAACATAAATCCCAAGCCAATCAAAGCTACTCCAGCTATTATTTTTCCTACATTACCAGCACCAGTAACAACAGGTATAATCTTTATATCTAAACCACCACTAGGAAAATCAAGTAATTCTTCGTCAATATTATGTTCTCCAACATAAACTTTATAAAACTGACTAGACATATGTTTTTCTAATCCAGCAAAGTTTGCTTTTAAAAAACGCACTGCATCTATTGGTTGATTTATAACAGCTTCAAATTGGTTTTGACCACCACAGAAATCTGCAAGTTCTCCATAAACTTTTACCTTACTTAACATACCGCAACCTCTTTCCAGTGCATTTTACAAGCCATTCCCCATAAAAATCCTTTGAACTTAGTCTACCTTCTATATGATGCAATATCATCTGTTGTGGCAATAAAAATATACCAACATGATTTAACCCTTGACTATTTATAGCAAACAATAAACTATCACCATGTTCTAATTCCTCATCAGGTTCTAACTCCCTAAAACCTGTATCTTTAAAACATTTATCAAAATAAGGATTTTTTCTAAAACTTTCTGGATCATTTGGTCTATCCCAATCTCTTAATTTTATTCCTACAGACTCATAATAATCTTTTACTAAAGTCCAACAATCATGCACCCCAAACGCATAATGCCTTCCAATTAAAGGAGCTTTATAACCTGTGGGTTCAAACTCATGCCATTGACCTAATGCCACTGCATATATGTACCAAACTTTTTTTGAATTTTCACAAGCAGTTAAATCGGCAGAACTAGGGAATGGAGTCTGATATGGATGTGAATGAAAGATACCAACAATAGTTCCAGAATCTTCTGCTTCTGCATAATCTATAGGATCGATAATAAAATGATCATATGTATTAACTGCTATATTTCTACATCTTTTATATCTTTTACGACCTTTAATAACAACTACTAAACCACAAACTTCAGATGGGAACATATCCTCTGCGTGTTTTTGTGCCTCAATCCTCCAATTACTCATGGAATGATCCAACACCAGGGAACTGTCTAGGTAGAACTTGTCGTTTTGGTAGTTTTACATTAGGTAAATCCCATATCGCACTTAATTCAAACTCAACAACTTCTCTATTTTCAACAGATTTACGATCAACAATAAAAACTTGAGTTCTACTTGTAGCAGCCGTATTTGCAGTAGACTCACCATCAAGAAACATAGCCAAAGTTTCTATTCTTGTTAGTTTTGCATTTAACAAATCATTACCAGATGTAATCTTATTTACTTCAATAAGTATTGTTGATACTGTAGATAACAAATTACTAACCCTTAAAACTGGTCTTGCTATTGCATCATTTTGTCCACTTTTTTGATCAAACCCTTCTGCCTCAATAGGCATTGGAGTGTAAGTTTTGCTGTTAAAAACAATAGATCCAGCACCAGCAGCGGTCATTCCAGAATGCCAACAATATGTAGTAGTAACATTATCTGGATTACCTGTGGCGTAATGTGTTCCTTCAACAAGTTCAAGTTCATATAGTTGAATTATTGCACTTGGATTAGGTTTTTGTAATTCACTAATATAAGAATCAGTCATGGCTCAAACACCTCTACAAATTCCAGTTCAATATCATTTAAATCATGTGAAACCATCGTTACTGTAGGATTTTCACAAACCCATTTACCTGTAGAACCAAATGGAGGAGTCCAATTAAAAGCTTTTGCTCCATTATTACCTTTATTTGGATCTGATAAAAAATTTAAAATATTTGTAGTTACAGTATCTGATCTATTTAAGAAAGATAAAGAAAAAGTTCTTCTTGTTGCATTAATACCTTTCTGCAAGCGTTGCTCATAGCCATCTCCTAAAGATACCTTAATTAAATTATTCTGAACAGTAAGTGTTGGTGAATAACTAGGAGATACGTCAGATCCAACAGTAGAAGAATCAAAGGTTGCCATTATGTATAAAGAATCCCTCCAGGTCGTTTTTGTTTAATTAACTCGGCTTCTATAGCAGTTCCTATCATTTTTCCAAGCTGATTTGCTTTCATTGTATTACCTTGTGCCGATGTGCCACCAGCATCAACAGAAACATTTACAACATTACCTCCACCTCCTGACGACTCAACTCCTAGCTTTCCCTGCTTGGTGCGCTTCAGCGGGAGTATCGCTTCCGACCCGGCCTCGCCCATCAAGCCAATTCCGTTCTTAAAAGGAAAAATAGTAGGAGAGTGGACAACGCCCCCTCGTGCAAATTTTTGTATACCATTAGATCCATAGACATTACCCATTGCATTTTCTACTACACCACCATCTGCAAGGTTAGGAAATATTGCCCCAAGGAGAGGTTTAATAAAAGCTTGTCTAACAATTATTCTTGCCATATCTGCCAATATTGACCTAGTGAATTCTGCAAAATTTAACTTTCCTGTCATTACAAAATTAACAATTGCATTTTCCATATTTTTAAATGCTGAAGTAACTGCTGCTCTTACCTCTTCAGCACCAGTTTTGATACTATCAAAATAATCTTTTATACCAGCCATTACACCTTCATATTCAATCGGTCTTTGTAAGAGGTCTCTAACGTCTTCAAGATTAACGCCAAATTGTTTTGATAGTTTTACAGCTTGTTGATCTAATTTTATTTGGTCAAATTTTTCTTGTGTAATCTGACCCGTTAATAATTGAAAATCTAAAAATGCATTATATTTTTCTTGTTCTGCTTTTTCTTCTGCTTGTCTTGTCTTTTCTATAAAATCTAAATTTTTTTGTAAATCTTTATCACTAAGTTCACCACCACCACCACCACCACCACCACCACCACTACCACCATCA